ACTGGATCATGAAGCCGTTGGCCATTCGGTCGAATCCCTGCTGGCTGGCGTAGGTGCGATAAGCCTCCCACAACGATGCGACCGTGCTTTCGGTCGCTGGAATCGTTCCTCCGAACTCGAGGTCAACCTTGTTCGCCATCGGTGGGGTTTCCTTCCTGTTTCGATGAAGCGGCCCGATTCAACTCGTTCGCCTTGATCGACTCGATTCGTTTCAGGACCTCCTCGCTCAGGTGGAGGATGTTCGAAAGAAAGACCTCGATCGGAACGATGTCCTCGGCGCCGGCCGCGACCGCGTCAGTGTAGTTCTTGATCGCCGAAGCGAGAGCCGAGGCGACCTCGGCGTCTTCCTTCGGATCGGCCTGCTGGATCGGAGGCCAGGTCATTCCGTATTCGGATTTCGGAGGAGCGACCACTCCGTAATCGATGAGGCGCTTGATCGTCGGACGAACGATGCGCGGGTCGCACCGACGATTCTGGCGGCTCTTGATTTTGCGCTGCCACCTGCGAGCGTCCTGGGAGCTCGCCAGTTCTCCCTGCTCCGAACCCATGAAGATGCGCTTGGGAATGTCCAGGCCGACCGAAACCTGGGTGAAGATCAGATCCGAGTGATCCTTCGGGCTGGAGACCTGCGGGGCCAGTTGCGTGATGTCGACTCCCTGGGCCACGAACCAATCCTGCATTTTGTGGACGAACCCGTCGATCTGATCCTGAAGTTTCTTTACCGAGGCGTCATCCCAATCGAACCCCTCTTTTCCACTCAGCCCGATGGCCCGGCGGGCTCCTCGCCAGAACATCTCCGCCGATCCGCCTCCAACCAGGGCCATCTGAAAAATGTTGTTGAAGATGCGCCCGAGAATCGGAACTCCCAAAATATCGCTTTCGAGCGGATCGGCCGGAACGTGGATCACTCGGCTGAAATGGACAGACCGACCTTGATTGCCACCGGTCGCCTGCTTCATGTCGACTTGGTAGAGAACGGGCTGCCCGTACCGCGGGCTCTTGGTGTCATCGTCGAAGGTCTTGATCTCGGCTGCTCCCTCGGAGTAGGGACAGGCGTAGATGAGCTTCCGGGCCTTGGAAACCGGCTGATCAAGGGATCCTCCGTCATCGAAGCCAAGAAGAAGAATCGCGTATCGGCCGATGATCGAAAGCCGGTCGGTTCGCTCCATATAGCCGTAAAGCCCGAGCGACTTTTCCACTTCCTTCCAGGAGGTTTCGAAGGGAGTCTCGTCTTCCTCCGACTCGGTGATCTGTGGCGGCTCGGCCCAGCACTCGTCGACCAGGCGATCGATCGCGGCCCCCGCGATCGGTTCCCGCTGGTACGCCTCCCAGAAGTCTCTGAACTCCAGAGACCGCTTGTAGCCGAGAGTCTCGTAGAGGTCCCGGATTCCGTTGAAGCTGATTCCCGTCCGGCTCTGCATCATCTGCCGACTGAACATCTCGGAGGCGACCGAGACGAAGAGCTCAAGAGCTTGGACCGGATGAAGCTTGCCGTTGCCTCCGGCAACCTTCTCCCCGGGCCGGCCGCTGGTGGACGTGGGCATCTGGACTCCCTCCTATTTCCGAAAGAACCAGGACAGGACCGCTGCCAGGATTCCGATCCCACCGATGACCCATCCCAAGCCAGAATCGATCCCCTTGGTCCTTCCCTCGCTTCCACTTCTGGCTTCGCGCAGGGAGGCGATACTCTGCAGGATAGCATCGATCGTCTTTTCGTTGGCCGACTGATGAGCCTGGAGTTTTTCCTCGAACGCTTTGAACATGGCGGCTGATTCGGTTCTCGGCATGAGGGTCTTGGCTTGATCGTCGAGCTGGCCACGGAATTCGTTGCTCCGCTGGTTGTAGTCTCGCTGGGCGGTCTCCGCTTTATCGATTGCCTTGTCGCTGGCCTTGCTGATCACGCCGTTCAATTCGCGCTGGGCCTCGAGGGCCATGTACACGGCTTTCCCCTCCGCTTCGAAACGGATCTCCATCAATTTCTCCAGGCGGGCCACGTCTTTTGAAAGCGATGCGGAAATCACTCCGGACTCGATCTCGAGTCGGTTGATCCTAGATTCCAGTTCCATGTTGTTGCGCTCCGCATCACTTGTTACCGCGCCCCCAGCACGCCCATGAGCTTTTTCGTCGTGAGGGAATTGTAGGCGCCCGACGAACCGTCGACCTGGTCGTTCGGGTAGTCGTTCGATCCATCGAATCCCTCCAATTCGTCTAGGTAGGCTCCGTTCCAGCGCCCCAGAACCAGCTTCACATTGCCCCGCTCAGCCGCGCGAGAGAATTTCGTTGCCCGGATCCCCTTGTTCTCACGGACAAAAGCTCCCTTCGCCTTGAAGAAGCCGGGAAGGGCTTTGACGGATTTGATCAGGTCCTCGACGTCCTTGATGCCCGCCTGGCCTGGGTCGCCCTCGAAGACGCACTCGCACTCGACCCCGTCCTCGAGACAGCACTGCAGAATTCGCTTCTCGACTCCTCCCGGACGCTCGTAGAAATGCTCGACGTCCAGAACCCAGAAAACCCCGTTGAAGTCGACCCCCATCTTGACGCCGGCCGTGGCGGAGACTCCCGGCGGGGGCGCGGCTCCGGGTTGAACGTAGGTCGCCGCTCGATCCCAATATCTGAGAACCCATCGCATCGCCGGAGGAGACTGCTCGATCTCGAACCAGGTCCGATCGAAGTAGCTTCCGGGGCCATAGACCACGTTCCAGTTTCCGCCCAGCAGCCGCTCGCGGCTGATCCGGTCCAGGGCCTTGAGGTTTGAGAGGTATTCCGGGTTGGCCTTGAGCAGGATCGGGTTGTCGTAGACGGTCGCCGGGATGAACGTGAAGCTCTTCGGATCGGCCCACTCCCCGCACTTCGCGATGACCTCCTCGCGCGAGTCTCCCCAGATGGCCTTGTCCTCGACGCGCTGGAACCAGCGCACGACTCCGGACCGTTCGGGAATGGCGATCCCGGTCTTGGGATCGATCCACCAATCCAGAAACGTCCGGAGGAAAGACCGAGGGTTCGGGTTGCAGGTGGCGTACAGGCGCGGGCGCACGCCGCAGTCCGTCCGGGCGCGGGCCAGGAGGTAGAAGAACTGGTTCTCGGGCCAATGCTCGGCCTGGTCGATCCCGATCAGCGGGATCTGGGCGCCATCCCAATCCTCCAGGTCCTTGTCGTTCTGCAGGTGCCGGAACTGGATCGTGGCCTTGGACGGGAATTCGTACTCCATCCGGGATTGGACGGGCCGGCCTTGGCGGGCCGGGAAAACTCGCCTGGCCGTGTCCCACAGACCGCCCTTCTGCATGATCTGAGGGTAGGAGCGCCGGAACAGGACGGCGCCGTAGCCGGGGATGTGTACGTCGCGGGCCGCCCGCATCTCCAGCATCCAGGTTTTCCCACCACCTGCGGCACCGCCAGCAATGACGATACTGGCCCACGAGCGCAGGAACTTCTCCTGCGGGCCTGGTTGCGGGCGAAGGACGCGGGTGGGATCTGGAACCTGGCGATGGCTACTTTTCGGCCGGGCCTTCGTTTGGGTCAGGGGAGCCAGGCGGCAGGTCCTCCTCCGGATGGTAGAGCACCAGCCCGTCCACTCCGGGGAAGGAGATGCTGGCCGGAGCGTCCAGCCCGCGCAGGCGCGCCCGACGCTCAGAGCATTTCACGACCACGTTTAAGAACGCGGGATCACCGACCTGGCCTTCGCGCCGGATCGAGGTCTTGGTCCGCTCGGCCGGTTGGGCGCCGGCCTGCCCTCCCTTGCCCTTGGGCAAGGATCCGCTGGACGCGTTCTGCTCGGCCAAACTGATCTCGTGCGGCTGCTGGGATCGAATCCAGGCGTCCATCGCCTCGTTCTGCGTCCAGTCGATCACCGATATTTCGCGGGCGCACTCCTGGGTCCGGTCCACTTCGGCCGATTTATTCATCCGTTCGATCCGAGCCTGGACGCCTCGCCGGCCGATAACGATCTCGTGATCGATCAGAAGCGCTTCGGAGATTTGCCTGGCCGTCCGGCCGCGGATGTTCAGGTCTGTTACCACCCGGTCAATTGCACGGCTCTGCGTTGGCGTTTTGGCTGCTTTGCGGGCCATAGTGGAAACATCATGGGAGGAAACAGGACGCCTGGTCAAGAACTAGTCGGTGGTTCGAGGCCTTGTTTCTGGCGGCAAATCTTGCAGGTAATGTCGCGGCCCCGTCTCAACACTGCGACTGCGGTGATTCGATTGCAGGCTGACTGCCACCTTTTTTCGGTTGGCCGGCCGATCAGGTGGATCCGTCCCGCTCTTTCGAGGCACCACCACCAGGAAACGGCCTCCAGCGGGGAGCCGAAGGCCGGTTCGGGTTGCTCGGGCGTCAGCATTCCTCTTCCAGGAATCGGGCGGAAGCCTCCAGGTGGCTGGCGACGTAGCCGAGGTTGAGAACATCCCCGCGGGTGATTTCGCGCGATCCGATGGCCAGTCGGCCGAAGACCAGATCGTGGATCCGCCGAAGGTCGCGTCCGATCTTGTTCCGGGCCTGGAAGTAGTCAGCGTCGTGGTCCGGGGCCTGCTGGGGCTCTTCCGGGGCGCACGTGGCGGGGAGGCGGCTCAGATCGCAGGCGTGTTCCTCGTCGAGCTTCTGGTTGAAGGCGAGGGCTGTGTTCTTCATGGCTGGGGCTCCTTGTGGCCGGCCCCGGTCCGGGCCGGCCGGTCCGTGGTTTGCTTAGTTCGTGCTGCTGAGGAAGTCCAGGGCCTGCTGCAGGATCTCGTTGACGTGGCCGAGGTCACCGACGTGGCCGAAGTCGACCGGGCCGGTCGTCCCGTGGTCCGCCAGGTAGCTGGCGATGGCGTTGAGCTTGTTTTCGGCCTGGGCCTTCAGGAAGGCGTGGCGGCCGGCTGGCGTCTCGTTGGCGCTGATCAGGGTCTTGGTGCTCTTCTGGGTCTTCGTGCTCTTCGTCATCCTGGGGCTCCTTTTGTTTGGGTTACGGTAAGCATGTTGCTATCTCCGTGCCAGGCCCAGAAGGCCCGTAAGTCTTTGCACCGTCGTGCGCGGGGAGTCCCGCGCGGCCCGTGCGTTGCTCTTCGCGTATTGCGCGACTCGCAGGCTGCAACGACCAAGCCGGCCGGCCCCGCTGGGGTCGACCGGCCGGCCGGGTTGAGGGCTTCCGCCCTAGATCTGGTAGCAGCCTCGGCCTTCCTCTTCGAGCCGGGCCGCTTCGCGGGCCTGGGCCTCGGCCTTCCGGGCCGCGACGTGGGCGCTCCCGGCGGGCGTCAGGATGGTCAGGAAAAGGTCGTGCGAGCCGCGCATGTCCAGGACGAAGGCTGGGCTGCAACCGCAGGAGCAACCGGCCTTCG